ACGACTTCAACAAGATGAACGCATATGCGGACAAGTTTGCGCTTTCGGAAAGACAAAAGAACTTTGCGACACTCAAGCTCGCGGAAAAGGCTTGGTCTTGGAAGGACTACCACCAAGAATGGCCTGCCACCCCAGAGCTTGCGTTTTCGTTTTCCGAAGGTCGCGTGTTTCAGTCTGCGTTCGATGTGGGCAAACCAGTGCCAGGTATCGAAGTCTTTGAGGATTACAATCCGCTAGAGACCTACGTTATGGGCGTTGACTCTTCATCGGGGTCTGAGACAGGCGACTATCAAACCGTGTGTATTTTACGCGGAGACATGGACCACCCTACGATTGCTTTGACAGCCTATGTGCGCGTACCTCTGCCAGAGTTTGCGGAGATGGTTGGTCAGTTAGCCAGGAAGTACAACGCGCTCATTATGGCAGAGCGCAACAGTTATGGTCTCGACGTTATTAACCGAGTTATGGAAGATGGATATGCAAACATTTGGCGCTCCGTTATCTACGACAAGCTAGGTAGCAAAATTAGCGACAAGGCAGGCTTTCATACCTCTGCAAGCACAAGACCTTTGCTTATCAGCAAGATGCACCAGTATCTTGGCGGCAATCCTACTCGGATGCCTGTGCCGTGCAAGCGATTGCAGCGAGAGATTAACGACTTCGTTTATAACCCAAACACGCACAAAGAAGAGGCTGCGCCAGGTTGTCACGACGATATGTTGTTTGCTTTTGCCCTAGCTGCAATGGCGTTAGAGCCAGAAAATGTAACTCAGCACACGGGTCCACGTTCGCGCAGACCGAAGAGTGAGACAGAAATATTTAGATGGGAACTTAAGAACGGGCGTCGATACGACCCAGGAGAGCTTTTCGATGATGATACGCATGAAGATACACAACGTGCGAATCTTTTTAGGGAAGTTCAAAATAATCTTGGAGATGAAGAAATCCTTTTCGTTTCGGATACTTGGAAAGGTTGGTGAATGTAACGGTTGACATTTACTAGGTTATCTATCACACAACACTCAGTGCAGTGTCGCCGACTGAGGTCTGTTGGCCGGAAAGGGCGAGGGGGTAATTATGTCAGGAAGACCACAGCTTGGAAGTTTGAGAGATCTTATCACCGACGATGATTGGGACGAAGTGATGGAGGGAGCCGACACGGCAGACAACTCCGTCTACGAAGACCCAGAATCAGAGGACGAACAAAACCTTGAGGAGTACGAAGAGACTTCCGAGGCTTCAGACGACCAAGAAATGGCGACTGACGAAACAGCACCAGAGGAATCTGCCGCAACGGAGGCTGAGGGTTCTGAGGATGAGTTGCCTAAAGGCACGCCCAAGTGGGCAATCAAAGAGGTAACGAAGCTCAGAAGCCAGCGTCGAGAAGCTGAAAGCAAATACGCTGAACAGCAAAAAGAGATGGACATGTTAAGGGCACAGATGCGTGCTCTTATGGGTGGGGAGCAAGCTCCTCAAGCGCAACCCGAGGATGACTACCAGTCATTTCTAAAAAATCTTGGTCTACAAACTGAGGAAGCGCAGGAAGATAGTTGGCTTGATGAAACGCCATCCCTTCCTCCTCAAGTTTCCAAGATGCTCCATCAGCAGCAAAAACAGATCGAGCAACAAAAAGCTTGGATCGAGCAGCAGACGCTAAAAGAGCAGCAAAACTTCATCATGCAAACTGTTGGAGATATCCGTAAAGACCACCCTATGGTGCCCGAAAAGGTGCTGATTAATGCGATTGCGCGTGGAATGGACCCGAATGAGGTAGCTTTAGACGTGCGGTCACAGTTTGAGGAGCACTACGGCTCACTCGCAAAACCGGCAGAGGAGGAAGCGCCCACGCCTTTGGCAACGCCTCCGAAAAAGACAGGAGCTAAAAAGCCTGTCCAACAACAAAAGCAAAAGTCGTCTGTGCCCGAGTGGGCAAGAGGCCGAGGCAAGGTGCCAAACCTCGCAGACGATATTGAAAAGGACTTGGAAGAACTATTTATGTAGTTCTAGGAGACACAAATGGCTACTTCAACGTTTGCCACTAGTCGCCTCAACCTGTTGTTTGAGCGACAGTACGGAAAGTTCATTGATCAGTTGAACTACGGATTTGAGATTCTTGACCACATGAGCCGTAAGAAGGCCGAGTTTGACGGAGAGTACTTCTACTACCCCGTCACGGTTGTTCGTAGCGGTCACGGCCGTTACCAGGGTGAGGGTCAATCTCAGCCGACGCCCCACGGCGTGGACGACGAGACGATTCGTTTCGACGTTACCGAGTATATGGACAAAATCAGCTTTACCTGGCGTTTTCTCGCTCAGAGCAAGAGCAAGCGTCTGCACAGCAAGCTGGCCCAGCGTATTCAGCGCGTCATCAAAGAGAACCGAGAGTTCTGCGACAAGACCGCCATCTTTGGCAACGTCACTCGCGGCTTCATCTCGGAGCGCATGGCGGCTGCGGTCGATGCTAACACAGCGGGTACTGCTGTTGCGCTCGGGGCTCCTCACGTCGGTTTGGTTCGGACTGCGGTTGTCCAGCTTGACTACGACGGAGACCACACCCGTTTCGCTGGCGCGGCTTTGGCTAACCCAGCTACTTGGGTTCCGGTCAACCTGCGTTGTCTTGACGACTACCAGGCGGTTGAGTCTGGGCATGGTTTGGTGTTTGCCGCCGGTAAGGTTGGTAGCTTGTTTGTTACGGATTCGTCTGCTGCAAATGGCACGATTGACCTCGTCCTCGTCACTGACGACAACACTGCTGGCACCACCTTCTTTATCTCTAGCGCGATCATTAATAATGGTTCTGCTATTGGTGTTGAGCTTTCCAACGTGACTGCGGTTAACGCGATTGCGATTGGCAACCGTCAGTTTGGTGCTGCGGTTCCTGGTGATGCTCAGTACGAGATGGCTGGTATTTTTAGCAACCTTGGCGCTGGCGCTTACGGTAACGTGGATCGAAGCAACGCGAACTACGCTTCGCTGCGCTCGACCTGCCTGACTATGGGCGCTTCTGGCGTTCACGCTCGTACCGACTTTTCAGCTTCGCGTTTGCAGCAGTGGCTTGACGAGATTCTCGTTCTGGGCGGCGGTGAGCCCACCGCTTTCTGGATGAGCCCTCTGATGCGTTCGCGTTACGTCGCGGCGGTCACGACTGTGTTGACCAACACCACCAGCGTTGCGAACACTGTTGGTGCGACCACCACCACTACGGAAAGTGCGAGCGCTGGCGGCGGTCGTTACCAGACCGTTAACGGTGGCAAGGGCGACATCGGCGTGAAGACCTTGGAGTACGCTGGTTACGCCATGCGGACTGCTCTCAACATGCCCAAGGGCTTGGTTGTGGGTCTGAACGACGAGTGCTGGATGGTTCTGACTGTTGGCGGTAACCTGATTGACTTCCGTCGTCAGGGCAACTCGGAGGAGGGTCCGCTCTTCTACGACGCCGAGGGCACCACCACTGCTAACGCCGTTCTGTACGGCATTCACCAGCTTGTTTGTGATCGCCCGAACTACGGTAACGGCGTTCTCTGCGGCATCAGCCTTAGCTAAGGCTAAGAAGGAGTTAAACAATGGCTTCCTTGAAGATTGATACTTACAGCGTTGCTGACGGCTCGATTCAATCCCCGATTGATTTGCCGCCTACTCTTGACGCTGTTATGGCTAACCGTGACTCGTTGCCTTCTCAGTCGGCTATCGCGCTTCGTCAGAAGTTTGCGTTTGCCGATGCGGGTGCGAGCACAAACACCTTGACGTGGGTTGCTCCGTTCGATTGCGAGATTGTTGCGGCGGGCGGCTACAAGCCTGCTGGTACAGGTGGCGCTGGTGAAAAGGTTGAAATTAAGGCTGGCTCTAATGTCATCTCTTTGTTCGACCTAAGCGGCGAAGCTGCGCCTACGCAATTGACGGGTACGTTGGTTTCGGCCTACGTTTCCGTCAGCGCGGGCGACACCATTAGCGTTGTGCAGACTTCTGCTGCTGGCAATGCCAGTGCCGTGGTCTGGTTTGACGTGATGTAATCAGGAGATAAGCATGGCAACTGTCGTTAAAAATAAACTGGCGTTTCAAGATGGGTTTTATCCTGCTGCGGTTATCCAAATGCAGAACCTATGGGAACTGAAGACTTATATTAACCTTCGGAAACCCGATCATCTTGGAGTCGAAGTTAAAGACGGCGTTGCCAAGCTTGTTCTTGCTAATGCACCCAAAGTGGAGGAGGGGCCAAAAGCGCCGGAGAAATCCATTGCGCTGGAGGCTCCTCCTCCCACGGGTGAGTTTGTCGGTCTTAAAAACGGGAAGAAGATCGAAAAAGTGGAAGTGTTTCCCGTAAAGAAATACCCTGGCGGCATGCCCATGATTCCGTCAGATGCCGTGTTGGCCGCATACGATTTGAAAGAGTTGAAAGCGTATATGCGTAGCACCCTTGGGTTTGAGCAGATGCACCTGTTCCGCATGCGCCGTAGCTCTTGTGAAAATCTGATTGCTTGGTCGCGAAAGCATTTGACTGACTATTGGGTTTGGAAGGATATGCAGACAGATGACTAGCAAGCTGTCTTTTGCATTTCGCTTTCGACGCATGGTGCGCCGCCTATTCTTGCTCTCTGCTCTTGTGTCGCAGTCTGTTGCAGACGCGATTGGAAACTACGAGTGGCAGATCGAGCAAGAAGAACGAAATAAGAGACTTGCCGATATAGGTGAGTTGCCTCAAGATGCAGCAGAGGCTATGCCCGAGTGGTCATCGCGTAGTAGTGCTTGGGATGACCAGGCTCGTTTTGGACCTCCTGAAGCGTAGGAGACAATATGCCAGGCCAAAATCCTTACAGCCCGTACCTGCCAGCAAACAACGAGTCTTTGTTTACGACAAAACAACAGGACTCTGGGTCTAACCTGAGCACTATTCTTGGGCTCGGCGGTGGTGCGTTGGGCTTAATGCTTGGTGGGCTTGGTGGCGCAAAAGCAGGCATGACCTTGGGTTCTGGTATAGGCCAGCTTGTAGGCGGTGATACTGGCAAGCAAAAAATGCAAGGCTTTCAATCAGCCATGTCTGGTTTGGGTGGTTTGAATAGCGAATGGTACAAACAAGACGCCGCTAAAAAAGCTGCCGCTAGCATGATGAACGTGGGGTCATGATGGAATATCAGGACCAAATCGATGTTGAAGAAGATTTGGAGTACGCTGAAAAGCGCAAAATGCCACCTGATATGCTGTCTCGCATGCGCTCAGCGAGGCAATATCGGTCCACTCTTGTCCCTATGTGGGATGCTGCGTTTGAGTTTCTTCGCGGCAATCAGCGCATTGTTGGCGATCCGGTTAGTAGCCGCATCGGTAGCCTCTTGGGTAGTGAGCGTGTTCGAGCAATTAGCAATCGTCTTCTCCCAATTTATCGAAGCAGTGTCGCATCTCTTGCGGCTCAGTTTCCTCGGTTTGTGATTAACTCCTCAAGCCCAAGCTACGACGACACGATTAAGCGCATCGCTTGCAACCAGTGCTTGACAGCTTGGTGGCGTATGAATCGCATGGAGCACAAGTGGCGTCATGTTGTTCAATGGCTGTCTCCAGGCGGCAATGCCGCATTGTGGACCTACTACGACCCTGTGGAGGAAAAGGTCTGCACTGAGGTCATTGGGTGCTACGACGTTGTTTGGGAGGCTGAAGCTTTGTCTACTGACGAGGCTGATTGGTGCGGTATTCGTCGCATCATGACTCGCAGAGACGCGATTGAGTATTGGCCTAAGCATGCCGAGTTCTTAAAGGAGATGCCGTCCTCACACACGACTGATGGTTACGAGCGCGAGTATTTGCCGCACGACCGCCTTGAGTTGTGGTGGATTTACTTCAAAGACGGGCGTTGTGGTGTTTGGACCGGCGCTGCTGGTGACGCTAGGACTAAGAGCAAGTCGCAATGGCTTGAGCAAAGTGAGACGCCAGAGGGCATTTTTCCAATTGCGTTTATGCGGTGGACGCCTATTGCCGACCGATTGTACGGCATGTCTCAGTTGTTCCCGTTGCTTGATATGCAGGTGCAATACAACCTGTACCGCAACTTTATGCTTGAGTCTGTCAAGTTGATGGCTAACCCGATTTGGATGATTCCGAAACAGGCAAACGTCAACATGAACCAGATTACAAACCGTCCAGGCCAGGCTGTGTTCTACAACGGTAACACAGTTGCTCCTGCTCGGCTCCCTGGCCCATCTCTGTCTAAAGACGTTTATGACGTGCAAAACAGACAGCTAATGGAAATGGAAGATGTTGGCGGCATTCACAACATTTCAATGGGCAAACGTGCTCCAGGCGTGACCGCTAACGTTTCTATGCAGACCCTTATCCAACAAGACAGTATGGGTCTTGCGGTGACAATGCATGAGATGGCCAGGGCAATGGAAGAGTGTGCTACGCATGCGCTGGTTATGTGGAAAGCATACATGCCCAAGAAGCGTTCTATTGCCATTCTTGACCCTACGTTTGGTGTGACCGTTACCAAAGAGCTTGATAAGACTAATCTTATTACCGCTCCAGAGATTGAGATTGAGGCTGGCAGCATGTTTGCAATGAACGCTAAAGAGCGTGACGCGCAAATTTTGCAGCTTGCACAACTTGGCGCGATACCAGCACAGGACGTTGTTAAGCATCTGTCGTTTACTCTCAACGAGAAAGAAGAGCTTGAGAAGATGCAGATGCTGTCGCATGCCCAAGACTTGCTTGAGGCTGTGTTGCGTGGACACACGATCCAGATTGTTGAAGAGCCTGCTATCATGCTTGCGATTCGGAATGTGTTTGGTGAGTTTATTCGCTCGCCCGCTTATTACGAGGGCAAGCCAGAGGCTGTGATTGCGGCACAACAAGGCGACATTGACGCTCAAAATGCGCTGCAAGCTCTGGATAACGTTTGGACGATTTACCAGCAGGTAGCCGAACAAATGAACCAGGCGCAACAACCCAAGATGGG